GTTGATAAGGCTCGCACCAGCCCAGTCAAATTGCCAAGCTAGATCGACATGGTTATAGCGGAACCCGCAACGATCACATATCGCATGCGCTTGAGGGCTTTTGGGATTAGTTTTTGCCCTACCCGATATGCTTGCGTATGACATAACCTACCCCTTAAGGTCTGTAGTAACCCATTATTTGGGGGCTAATGTATTGGTTAGCTTGTTCAATATTCTGCTCAGCTGCGATATTGTAAGATTCATCAGCTAAGGCTTTAAGTTCCATTGCAGCCTGTGGAGACCATGTTTGGGCTAAACGTGCAGCTAATGCATAGGCAAAAGCATCCAGCCATAAATATGGAATTTCTACATTCTGGCCGCTAGTAAAATTTGAGTCCTGAATTTGTCGGACGCGATAATACTTCAAATAAGCCTCATTGCCATCTGGGACTGGCCAGAGCGTAACATTAGGAGCTGTTAGGCGGTCAAACCAGAAAACCGTTGGGAAGCCCTGCTGAGACTTATTGGGATAGCTAGCATACTCTGTGCGGCTAATTGGAAGTATAATACGGTCAATGTTTTGGGTACCGTTCACGATCTCAATGTAGGCATCAAGAATCATGACGGTAGTCGGGTCAACGCTATATGAGCTGATCCCCTGCGTTAAGCTTGTTGTAATTAGGTCAACGGCCCAAAGGTTAACGCCCCTATTTGCCCAGCTGGCCAACAGAAGATTAGCTGCCATACGAGCCGATTCCATATGCTCCTGCAGCAGCGAAGTATTTCGCAAGCCACACAAGTTATATGAATATAGGACCAGCTCACCAAGTGAGGGGTTATAATTATAAGTCCCTGACGTGGTCATGGATTAATCCTTAAAGAGAACCATCATTTTTAACGAGGATACCCTCAATATTAAGACCAACAGTTGCCGAGGCAGCAGCACTTGGAGCAACCTGCCATTGAATATCTGTTTTTTCCGCATATGGGAAAGGTGTAACGCGGCGCAGACTGTAAATAGAGTCAAATGGCTGTTGAAGCACAACTCTTTGAATACCAGCAGCTGTGTTGGTTAATGCACGATATGTAAGGAAGTTTACGTTATTACCATTAAATGATGAAAACCCATCAAATCGTGATAGATAAAGCGTATATCCAGCAGGAACAGTATAAAGAGACATCTGGCTAATGCCGATGCTTCCTGTTCCAGCAGCAATATTAGTTGTGCTGATCTGAGCATAAGTTACACCGCCATTGGAAAGTGTAATTGTACCAGCAGGATTAGTTGGGCTACCAACAGAAACTGAAATGTTGTTAATTCGCAAATAAGAATTAACTGTAGTAACTCCAGCTGTTCCAGTTAGGACAAGACTTTCTGAAATTTGGTTATAACCACTATCAAGACCATTGATAAGAATAGTAGCTGTATCTGCATTATTCGTACTAACAAGTGTCATCGTAGTAGCAGAGACGGGAAACACATAATTTGTAGTATTGCCAAGCTCCCATGCGGTACGATAAGCATTAGCTGTTGCTGGGGTAGCAAAATAACCAAAAATATTAACTTGAGAATGTCCAGTAATCTGGCCACGAGCTACTTGAAGCTCAAATGGCTCAAATCGACCAGTACGAGTAATTGATTGGTTAACGACGCCAGTAGTTACGAAAGCGGACATTTTATTTACCTTTTTCCAGAACGTGATGCTGCCACGTTATCAACTAAGTTTGGATAAGGCCTACCATTGGCCCGCGCAGTAGCTTTTGCTTTTTGAACCTGCTTATGGCTCAGATGCTTATGTATAGCATCTTTTGGAGCAGATTTCTCCCAAAAAGGTTTCTTTTCCATTAACAACCCCACTTCTTAAGGGATTTATTAATTCGGCTATCAGGGTCAGCAGCTTTGGCAGATCCCGTTAACTTTCGCTTCACACCCGTCATTCGCTCACAGAATGATACATGACGAGGATTATCACTATCTTTTGTCGGAGCTTGTAGATGATGGCCCTCAGAGCGAGCGGAAGCCCGTCCGGCTGCATTCAATCCACCACTGGGAGATTTACCCTCAGAACGCTGCCAAGCTGGAGATTTAGCCATTTGTCTTTTCCAAAACCTGTTGGCAAAACTTAACCACATCCTCATGGTCAAATTGCCCCTTACATGCATTATACATGTAAACTACGATCTGCACATTACTTTTTATATAGGGTTTTTTGCTATCAATACGATCTAATGAAGGTATCCAAGGGCTTCTGGCATGCAGGGCCTTGGTTTGCTTCTTTCCAATGACAAATGGAATGCCAGTGACATCACAAATACCATTGCGTAACTTTTCAGCAATCCATTCTGTCGTAAAATCTAAATCTGGCCATTTTTTCTGGCTAGCTTTAGCTTTTGCCCTAGCTCTCATTTTTACAGCTAAACTTAAAATGGGATTTTCTGCACACCATTTTTGATGGCTGCATGTATTACAAAATCCCGGAGTAGCTTTATCGAACCGTGTTTCGGATTCATCCCGTCCACAATTTGAACAAGATCCATTCCAATTAGGCAAACTTTTAAAACGAGTATTAAAGTCGCTCAAGCCGCCCTCATAAACATTAGAAAACGGGGGCTTTAAACCCCCGCTTACTTAGATAAGGACTAAATTAGTCGATATCAAATGTTTTATGACCCTTTGGATCAGTACCCTTATGGGCTGAAGACAAAGGTGACATATCTGAACCAGCACGACCGCCAGCCTTACGAGCCTTACGACCAGCATGCTTCTTAGCTTCTTTACCCTTGACCTTGCCGCCGTCTTTTTTGGCTTCGGCTTCGTCTTCGATCTTAGGAGCATATACGCGACGTTCTGGCTTTGATTCCAGATCCTGCTTGAACTCTGCAACGCCGCCCTCGGCGCGATGTTTACGACCCTTCATGGGACTCTCCTATTAGGAAGCGTTGTTGATGCCTTGGATATAGCACACAGTAAGTGTACCAACACCAGAGCCAGTATTTGTAGAAGTTACCTTGATCTGCACATCTGTTGGGCCACCTGTTTGAAAGGTAGCATTTGAGATGTTATCCCAGTTCGCAATCTGAGTAGCGCCAGTCCCCGTAGGAATTGTAACCTGACCCAAAGTTGCGCCTGAAACAGCAGCGGCTGCCGTGAAAGCTGTTGCGGCACTTGTTCCGGCAGTAGCGCCGATGCCAAGAGTAGAAGCAACACCCGTCCAAGCAGTAGTCACCATCAAATAAATGTCGGTGATTTGGCTCTGAGCAGGGATAACAATCGTCGTAGCACCACTAGCCTGTGTTACTACAGCAGACTGTGCCATCTGGACATAGCCCTGATTTGCAGTACCTGTAGTGCCACCAAGAGCAGCAAGGTTCCCAGTACCATCAGAATGAATCACGTTACCGACCAAAACTGGACCAGTAAAAGATACACCCGGCTGCACAGGGCTTCCGTTCGCGTTTGGGTAAAACCCACCATTAATATCGGACATTCTGTTTCTCCTTTGAGAGATTCACGAAACTTGTCACGACTTCTCCTTGTTAGAATGTTTATCCAAGTATTGAATTGCCGAAAGAAAAATATCTTTTTTTTCTTTTAACTTTCCAATGCCAGTATTGCAGTCTGAACAAAGAAGGCCCCTAACTTTTCCCGTACTATGGTCATGGTCAATAGCCAAAGCCTTGAACTTTCCATGTCTGGTTGCCGTTTCGGGATTAGAGCATATCGCACAAACACCATTTTGAGAATGAAGCATTTTAGCATAATCTAACTTATTTATGCCAAATTTGCGTTCACGTTCTTTATCACAAAGGATATCTCGGTTTTTATGACGATATGATACCTGATACAAAGAAATGGCCTTAACTTTTTCAGGGTCTTGGCGTCTCTTGGCAGCTGAACGTCGGTTAATTTCTCGAACTGTTTCGAGGTTATTGCTCCGGTATTCAGCTGCCTTTAAGCGGTTTCTTTCTAACGTATCAAGCACTTAGCTCTGCCTTACGAAGTTGGGAAGCTCCCGTAAATGCTTCTCCAGTTATAATATCCGAAGCTATAACGCTCGTAGCCCTTAACCAACAAGTTGTCGGTTACGAAATCTACTTGCATATCTGTTTCGAACTTAACACGTTCCATATACGACAGACCGTCGATGTTGGTCAGCAAGAACCATGCGAAAGCCGAGGTCAAGAAGTCGTTGACCATATAGCTTTCTGGCAAGCCGCCAGCAGTCATCATGATCGCATTCACATCGTTATCAGCTGTGCCGGGACGCAGTTCTGTCTTTACGAGACGAATTGCAACTGGCTCCAACTGAGGAGGAACGATGAGCTTGCGCGCGCGAGCGAAGGTCTTCAGGCCAGCCTGATCGCGGAAGTTCGTGCGGACTGCAATCATTGCATTCAGCAAGGTAGCTTCGTTAAGATCAACCTGAGTCGAAGGCGTATTAGCAACTACACCGCCGTCAATTGGATGCTGGGTGGAGCAGAGTGCTACGCCGTCGCCGCCGATTGAAGAGTTGTAGGTTGTTGCTGTGTTCAGGACGTTCGCACCGTAGATTTCCTTGGTCTGCTGGAATGATTCCATAAGGCCGAGGTTCGATGGGTGGAACTGAGTCTTGTACAGGTTATCGTCGATGGCTTTGCGAGTAATCGCATAACCAAGGGCAATTTCTGTATGCTCCTGATTGTACACGAAGCGTTCGCCAGCGCCGTTATCGAAAGCAGTCTGGCCGCCTTCGGTCTTGAGCTGTGCGAGGCCGAGGTAACGCATTTCAGCGGTACGTTCGAGAGCCATCTTCGAGTCATGCTTCGTGAAGATTTTGTCGTACTGAGATGGGATCATCTCGTACTTGCCTTCTACGCCACGGAGTCCGGGGAGCAAAAGGTCTTTAATTGCTGATAGATTTACAGCCATGTTACCTTACTCCCTTAAATGCCGACGAAGTTGCGCGTAGCAACATCATTGAAGCCGACAATAGCCCAATCATACGGCTGGCCAGCAGCATACGCACCGGGGAATCCGGCTACGAGAGGCTGGTAAATGCCAATCACCTTGAAGGGTGCGTTAACATTGTATGTAGCTGTATTGAGTGTTGTGGAATCGAGATAAGCGCCAGAAATACCATTTGCGGTATTGCCTGTGCCGATTACGAAGCCGATGGTGGAATTGATATCTGCTGGCCATGCAAGACCAGTCGAATCTGTCTGTGCAAGGAAACGAGCATTTGGATCGTTTACAATGTAGCCTTCAACGTAGTTTGTTGAAGCGACATCGCTACCGGGCCAATAGTTCGACCATACAGTACGCTTCTGCGAAACAGAAAGGTACTTACAACCAACGAAGATACCAGCGATACCAAGAACGCCGGGAGTAGCGCCAGTCGAAGCAGACTGAGCGACAGAACCGTCGGACTGCTGAGTTACTGGGTCGCCGAAGAAAATAGCGGAAGCGTTATAGTCAATAATGACAGGAACCTGCTCGTATGTCGGAGCAGAGCCGTTGCCACTGTACTGACGAAAACCAAAAGGCGCG